ATGCGCCCAGGGCCAACTGTGTGCCATTGGTGGTGGCTATGCTTACAGTGTCATTGAGATCTACTCGAGCATGAGTGGTAGCGAATGCATCTGTTCTGGCAAATAGGTCACTGATGCTGACATTGTTGTTGCTTTGTATGCTGATTATGCTGGTGGCTGGTGTGCCAGTGGCTCCAGTGAAATGATTGCCTACATCATAGAAAATGTTGTGACCGCTGGCATTGATGGCCAACACCAGATTGGAGCCAAATATGATGCCTTCGGTATAGATATTGTCAAACATGTTGCCCACTATGCGGGTACCGGTAGGTCCACCATTGGTCACAGTGGATGTGCCCAGAACCACTCCGCGATACAAAGTATCAAACAGACTGGTGGACACAGTGACACCTTTGATTTGTTGATCAGTATTGATGCCCCAGACCAAGCCACTGAACACACAGCCATCAAAGGTGATCTGTTCACAGATCAAGGCCGACGTGCTGGCAAAGCTGACACCTATAGAACCGTTGGCATCAGAAATGAGATTGGCCAGGGTTGAGGTGCCACGGAATCCCACATTCTGGAAACGGCAGTTGACTGCGTCTTGGACCAGGAACACATCTTGTTCTTCGTCGAGATGTGTAAAGCCCAGATTGGTTATGGTTATAGACTGTGGAGGAGTGGCACCGGCATCGCCGATGTTGACTCCTGTGTTTTGTAAACTGTCGGCGGTGCGGGCCACATAACTGGCCACACCGTTGTCCATGGTGATCACACTGTTGTCGTTGCCTTCACCCCACAAGGTGGCATAGGGTGGTATCTTGATCACACTGGTCACACGGTACACGCCAGCCGGAAAGAACAGGCTTCGACGTATCTGCGGATTGACTTCTCTACAAAACAGTTGATAAAGTGCGCGGTTGATGGCCGCTGTGTCATCAGTTATGCCATCGCCCACGGCACCAAAATCCTTGACCGTGGCAAACTGGTCCAACCATGATTGCAGGCTTTGCGTTACAGGTGTGCCTGCTGTGGGTCCGGTCTGTACAATATATCCAGCTGCTTCACCTTTGTAGGTGTAGGTGTTGGTAAAGTTGAGTATGTCAGAAAATTCTGTCAGTATTTCCGTGTTGCCAATTACCGGCGCACCTTCTTCAAGAGTGCCGTTGCCAATGTACAATTGTCGTGTGTCCACACTCCAGCCCAGCTCGGCACCTGCCAACTGCGGCAGATTTATGTCTAGACCTTTGCGGTTTGTTATCTGTGATATCTGTACTATGGCCACGGGTGTTGTCCTTGCTAAGTTTGGTGTATTTAGCTGGTCAGTAGGTAGTATTGTTCCAGTCTGCGCCACCATGCATCGGCCCAGTGGTCAAAATCTGTGGGTTCCAGCACAAATTCTTGATATTCCGGGTGTGCTGTCGGGCGACCCATTTCATCCACAGGCGGTTTCACACACATTAAAACTACACCTTTGCGTATGTTTGTGCCATACACTTCATTGTGTGCTAGGGCATAGGCTGTTAATTGTAAAAAATAGTCCTCAATCCATTCCCGGCGCTTGGGTTTGTTGGTTTGTTTATAATCCAATATACTTTCTTCATTCATGTGTATGCCTGCGCCATCAGTTGTGCCTGCATACAGTCGAGGAAAGTACAAGGGTATTTCCACACCCCAGAATTCCTGCACATTCTTGAGACCATGTTCGATCACAGTTTCGGCCATGGCATGGCTGGCCCAACCAAAGGGATTCGATCCTTGTTCTCGTAGTTCACCTGTTTTGACATAGTGCTCGAGATAGGTGTGCATTCTAGTGCCGCGATTGGCAGCTTCGGTGGTTATTGCCTGTGCTTGTGCATGCCCCACACGACGGCGCCACTCTTGGAGTGCTTGCTTTTTTTCTTCAGGCTTGGTCCGTTCCAGCACTGTGGTTACACTGGGCAACTTGCCGCCGGGCGTGTCATATAGCCTGGTGCCATCTTCTGTGACCCTGTTTAGGGGTTGATAATCAAACTTGGGATTGTACAAATTATACTCTAAAACTTTCCCCGCATCCACAGCGGTCCTTTTCAACAGGATTGCGGAATTCAAAACCTTCGTTAAGGCCCTGGCGCACATAGTCTATTTCCACGTCTTGTAGATAGGTCATGCTTTTGGGATCAACCACCACAACAAAATCTTTCATTTCAAAGGACATGTCATCGGCTGAAATCTGATCTATGTATTCCAGCACATAGGCCAGGCCACTACAGCCTGTGGTGCGGACACCAAGACGTATTCCCAAGCCATGACCTCTGCGCTTTAAGTTTTCCGCTATCTTGCGTGTGGCTGTGTCAGTTGCCTGTATCATCTGGATGTTTTTTTCTATAGTCTTCTATGGCCGCCTTAATAGCGTCTTCCGCAAGGATTGAGCAATGAATCTTAACCGGCGGGAGACTGAGTTCCTGTGCAATTTCAGCATTCTTAATAGATCCAGCTTGCTCCAGCGTTTTACCCTTGACCCACTCCGTGACGAGACTACTACTCGCGATCGCCGAGCCGCACCCGTATGTTTTAAATTTTGCATCTCGAATAATCCCTTGTTCATCTACACGTATCTGTAGTTTCATTACGTCACCGCATGCGGGGGCTCCTACCATGCCGGTGCCTACATTGACATCGCCAGCATCCATCTTGCCCACGTTTCTGGGATTTTCATAATGATCGATTACTTTTTCTGAATAGGCCATTTGACACTCCTTTGTATATTATAACAGAATTTCTCTGTGTTTGCAACAATTTAATCAATGCAATTGTATGGTTTGATTGTCAACATATTGTAATTATGCTCGATCACTGAAGAATTGAGCAAAAACAATTCGTGCAATTGATCCAGAGACATTTCAAATAAACTCTGCAGAGTATCAAGGTAAGATTTAAATCTACTATGAATATTTAGCGTGTGATCCCAACTGAGATCAATGCCTAATGGCAATTTCCAACCGTCTGCTTCTAATGCAGAATAAAATCCAGGTGGTCCAAAATTCAATACCAGGCGTCCTTGTATAAGATGTTCATAGGTTTTTTCTGTAAAAATAACAGAATCCGTTCCCTCGTATTGTGATTCAACCTGACAGGATATGTAACTATTGTCAAAAAATCTACGTGCTGGCGGTACAGTGATTCCTTGTTGTATGTCTCGATCTGTGACAAAATCATTTGGCAACACCAATCCTTGTGAGATGTTGCTTTTTAATCCATCATAGGCATTTAAAAATTCTAAAAGTTTTTTCCTGTATGGTGTCAACGATCTATTGAGACTGAGATATCTGTGCTCTCGGCGGCCAAAGTGTAGAGGATATTGTTGATATGCTTGTGGATCACCAATGTGTTTCCAGGTTGGGTTGTGATCTAAATATGCGTGCTTGGTGCGATTCCACATGTAATCAAATCTCACACAATTAATGTCATCAACTGGTAATGCATTGCAAGTGTACCAAACTGTGGGATAATGTTCAGACACCCGTTGAATATTTTTCTTGATCTGATCATGCAAAAAAGGCTGGGCATGAAAACAATCAAAAAAATAAACTTTTTTTATGTTTTTAAAATACTCGTGACTTATATCAATAGGCGTAAGCCAATTAGAATCAATCCACAATTCAGTGGCTGATTCGTTATTAATCTCTATGTTCAACCAATTTTTTGCAACACTGTATAAATTTGGATCGCCAAAAGGATAAAATCTGACTTGGCGATGCATGTTACATACGGCGTTTGAGTGCGGCCTTGGCGTTACTATCTACCACCGCCCGGGCTTGATCCACACTCATGCCTGTCTGCTCCTCGGTATCGCCTTTGAAACGTACCACACCCGAATTGGGCTCCAAGGGTTCTAATATATTTTTGAGAGGTTCCTGGCTGATCAGATCGCCAAGATTTTCTTTGGTGACATTCACACCCAGGCTTTTGGCAGCTTCTATAAATGCCGTTTGACTGATCTGTTTGCGTGCTGATTCGTCTTCGCTACGGCCAAGCAAAAACTGGCTCAAGGCAGCCAGTTTTCGTGTGTTGGGATCTGTGACTTCCAGGATTCGCATTATCTACGCTGGCGACCCAGTCCTGCCACGGGTTCTTGCTCAGGCTCTTCAATGTCCACATCGGTGACGTCAATTTCTTCTTCGCCGGGTGCTGGTAACTCAGCTGGCATTTCAGCACCTAGGTCTGCGCCCATGTCAGAACCGGGCACTACTGGAGCTTGACCTGTGACCACACCTAAGGCTGCTTCCAGTTGTTGTTTAGCGGCCTGCAGGTTCTGTAACAGACCACTCAAGGCTGCTGTGGCATCGGTATTGAACTGCATGGCCTGGTCTACACCAACTTCGTTCTTGATCTGATCTACTAGAGCTGGCAAGTCTTTGAACTGCATGGCGCTGATATCTTCGCTCATGCCCTGTACTTGGTCTACCATGTCCTGTGATGCCAACACCACCTGAGCTTGTTGCACTTCCGAAGCTTCTTGTAAACGTTGTTTCAATGAACCACGACGTTCCATCATGGTTTTTTCTTTTTGTATGGCGGCTTTTCTGGCCGTAATTTCTTGGGCCTGCTTGGTCAACTGTTTGTCTTCGTCATCCAGTTGACGTTGTTTTTGTTGACGTTGCAGGGACATGGCCGCCTGTTGTTGTTGAGGAGTTTGCTGTGGCGCTGAACTGGCGGTGGCTGCCAAGGCCTGTTCCATGACCACCAGTTTGAGATATGCAGGATTGTGTTCACTGCTGTGGAATTCTGAAGTTCTACGATGTTCAGCAATCATGCCACGCACACGTTTCAGCATGTGACTGGCCTGTCGAGCGGTCAGGGCATCAAAATTCACGCCTTGTCCAAAGTAGCTTTCAAATACCCGGGCGGCTTGTTTTGTTGGGTTGGCCACGGCCAGTTCTTGCAGTTTCATCTTCGAATCCTCGTTGTTGAACATATTTAGCCCAGCTCACACATTTGGACAACTGATTTTCCAGCTGTTTTTTGTGTATGATCTTGCTGGCCAGCTTGGTCATGATGATTTCTCTCAGGGCTGGATCACGGCTGCGATCACCTATGCTGGCTCGAGTGTCAATGTCGGCTGTGAGAGCGGCCAACTTGTTGTCTGTGGTCAAGAGTTCTTGGGCAGTATTAAATGCGCAGTTTTTGTCTGCTATGCACCAGCTGAGTGCTGTTCGTGTGGTGGCAAATACGCCCACATCTGTGGCACTACAAAACACACGGAATCCCTGGGCCTCGGGCTGTATCCTATAGCGTCCAAACACCTGATACACACCGTCCTCACTTTGCCAGATCACATGCGGCATGAGATCACGGAATTCTTGGCGGAATACTCGTTCCGCTTCGCGATCATTTATCATTTAAAAACGTATTGGGTCACAAGATATAC